AAAAAGCTGACGGTATGAATCGTAGACTTATGTTGAAAGGGTATGAGGTAAACGGTTACGAGAATAACGGTATGGTTTATCCTTTGGCTGATTGGACACAAAAGGATATTCTTGCTTATATGAGGCAGCACAATTTACCCGAACCAGTTCGATATTCATTGAAAGCCAGTTCGGGTGTCGGTTTCAATCTTGACTGTATGCTTTGGATGGAGAAGAATTACCCACAGGACTTACAGAGAATTTACGAAGTTTTCCCGATGGCTGAAAGAGTGCTTTGGGAGTATCATAATCAACAAAATTAATAAGGAGGATTGCTGAGTCAGAAAAAGAAAGACAAGAGAACAGATATATGCTCAGGCAGAAAGATTGAGCGAAGCTAATTGGAGAAGAAAAAATACATGGAGTAGCAGTGCTGCAAGCAGGCGTGCAAAACAATCTCGTGATAATCTTATAGCAAGAGCCGAAAGGAATACTCTTCGGCAGAGAGGTTTCGGTCTAAGTAATGGCTAATATGGAATTATCAAAATACATAAAGAGTGAATCGGTGGAACTTAACCGCTCTGCCATTCACTTTGCAGACTATAATCCCCGGAAACTTTCCGATGAATCACGTAAGACACTGAAACGTGGCATCAAGAAATTCGGATTGGTAGGTGGAATAGTTGTGAATAAGCGTACCGGGCTTACCGTAGTCAGTGGACATCAGCGTTTGTCTGTCATGGACGAATTGCAGAAGTTTCCCGACAATGACTACCGCATTCGTGTTGATGTGATTGACGTGGACGAGCAGCAGGAAAAAGAGTTGAATATTCTAATGAACAATCCCAACGCACAAGGTACATGGGATTTTGACGCTCTCGCTCGTATTGTTCCTGATATAGACTGGAAAGATGCAGGACTGACCGATGCTGACCTAAACATGATTGGTGTCGACTATCTTTTGCAGACCGAAGAGGAAAACTCTATTGCGGATGCTTTGTCTGATATGATGGTCCCAGTTTCCGAACAGAAAGAAGCCGATAAAGCCGCCAAACAGTTGGAACGTGCTGAAAAGGTAGCCCACATGAAAGAGGTCAAGCATCAGGTGAAAGAAAACGCACAGAAGCAAGCTGAGAACATGGATGCCTATGTGATGTTGTCCTTCGATACCTATGAAGCTAAAGCCGCTTTCTGCGAAAGGTTCGGGTATGAACCAGATATGAAGTTTATAAAGGGAGAAGTTTTTGATGAACAAGTAGAAAGAATAGATTAATTATTGGGAGGAAAGCTGAGTTAGAAAGAAAACATATAGCCAGTTATATCAGCAGTCCAGACGAATAATGTACAACGCTGGAAGACAATACGGGTTAGGTTCCGCAAGACAAAGAAACATAAGGGATAGAACGAAATCCATAATGGGAAGATATGCTGAGAAAATAGATAGCTATTTCTCAAAAAGAGGAGTTGATGTCTATGGAAACAAGCCAATTTCTCGCCGTGTCTATATGGGTAACAATAACGGTTAAAATTATGAGCAATAGTGAATCTCAAAATAGAAAAGGTAAAGGAGGAAGAAAGCCTAAGTTTGATTATACAAGCGAGGAATTTCTTTCTCTCGTGGAATCGTATGCCAAAAAGGGATTCACTGACAAGGAAATTGCTTATGCCATAGGGATTTTGCCTCAAACATTCTGCGAAAAGAAAAGTGAGTACACCGAAATATCCGAAGTCTTAGCGCGTGGGCGCGCGACAATCAATGCCACTGTAAGGGCTAAATTCCTTGCAATGGCTCTCGGTGGCATAAAAACCAAAAGCACCGTGGTAAGAAAGCTCCGTGATTCAGAGGGAAATTTGACAGGTGAGGACGAATTACAAGTTAGCGAAAGCGAGTTGGCTCCTAATTTGCAAGCAATGTCCGTTTGGCTGTACCACCATGATGAAGATTGGAGAAAGATTGAGCGCAAACAAGATGAAGACGCTGATATTCCAACAGACATAGAGCATGGCATCAACATTGATTCTTGGATTAAAGACAAGCTGAAATGATAGTACCTCAAGAAATTTACCATCCATTATACGAGGATAAGGAAAAATTTATAATTCTTATTACCGGTGGGCGTGGTTCGGGAAAGTCTTTCAATGCTTCTACCTTTATTGAGCGGTTGACTTTTGAAATGACTCCCGTAGAGAAAATAGTTCATCAGATTCTTTACACCCGTTACACGATGGTTTCTGCCGGTATGTCTATCATCCCCGAAATGATGGAGAAGATAGATTTGGACGGTACCACGAAATATTTCAAGACCACAAAGACGGACATAGTCAATAAGATGACTAAGAGCCGTATCATGTTTCGGGGTATCAAGACTTCTTCCGGAAACCAGACAGCAAAACTGAAATCCATTCAAGGCATTACGACTTTTGTCTGCGATGAAGCGGAAGAGTGGACAAGCGAAGATGAGTTCGACAAGATAATGCTCTCCATTCGCAAGAAGGGTATTCAGAACCGAATTATCATTATAATGAACCCATGCGATTCCAATCACTTCATCTACAAGAAATACATTGAGAAAACTCACAAGCTGGTAGAGATTGACGGTGTGCAGGTTCAGATTTCCACTCATCCGAATGTGCTCCATATCCATACTACGTATTTTGATAACTTGGATAACCTTTCTCCTGAGTTCCTGAAAGAGGTGGAAGATATGAAGGTGAGTAATCCTGAAAAGTATGCTCATGTGGTTATCGGCCGGTGGGCTGACGTTGCAGAAGGTGCTGTGTTCAAGAAGTGGGGAATTGTTGACGAGTTCCCGGCTTGGGCAAAGAAAATTGCTTTCGGGCAAGACTTCGGTTATACGCATGACCCGTCTGCTTCCATTCGTTGTGGTATCGTTGATAACGCCCTTTACTTGGATGAAGTGGATTACCGTACTGGATTGCTTTCTTCTGACATCATCAAGACTCTTCGCCCGTGGGGATTGAAAGTCATTGCTGACAGCGCAGACCCACGTTTGATTCAAGAGATACACAACGGAGGAATCAAGATATATGCCGTAGAGAAAGGTGCAGGCTCTATCAATGCCGGAATTGACAAAATGAAAGATATGGAGATTTATATAACCAAACGCTCGTACAACTTGCAAAGCGAGTTCAGAAAGTATGTTTGGGCAAAGGATAAGGACGGGAACTATATCAACGAACCGGAAGACCATGACAATCACGGAATAGATGCTGTACGTTACTATGTATTGGGTGAGCTTCTTGGCAAGATTCAGAAGCCGAAAGATTTAACAGGAATATTCACACATTAAAAATATAAACTATGCCATTGAATTTAGAAGAAATATTAGCATTGCCTGACATCGGGCAGAAGATAAACTACCTGAAGAAAGGTAGGAAGACTGAACTTCCCGACCGTTGCAAACTTTGGGATGATTGGAATCCGGAACGACATGAAATCATGGTTGACAAAAAGAAGTATCCGGACAGAAAAGTACTTGATAAGGAATCCGAAAAAGTATTCGATGAAAAAACTGGTAAGACTTATGAAATCGAAGCAAAGTATAAGACTGAACCGGTGAACCGTATTTCCATTCCATTGGAACAAGATATAGTGAACATTCAAACAGCTTTCACGGTCGGCACAGAACCGTCTATGGATTGCACTCCGACTGATGATGATGAAAAGAAGCTGCTGGATGCGGTAAAGGCTGTATTTAAATCCAACAAAATCAAATACCAAAACAAGAAGATTGTCCGTGCCTGGCTCTCCGAACAAGAAGCGGCAGAATATTGGTATGTTACCGATGATGATTCGTTTTGGGCAAGGTTTTGGAAGAAAGTTAAGACTACGTTCGGTGGCAAGGTCAAGCCCACCAAGAAACTGAAAAGCGTGTTATGGTCTCCATTCAGAGGTGATAAGCTATACCCGTTCTTTAACGACGAAGGTAAAATGATTGCTTTCTCACGTGAGTATAAAAAGAAGCTCATGGATGATTCGGAGGTCACCTGCTTTATGACTATCACGGACAAAATGGTTTATCAATGGGATTTGTCTAAAGGATATGAAGAAAGAACTCCTTTTGCTCATGGATTCCCAAAACTACCGGTTCTCTATGCTTATCGTCCTGAACCTTATTGCAAGAAGATAAAGACCTTCCGGGTCCGGTTGGAGAAACTATTATCCAATTATGCTGATTGTATCGACTATCATTTTTTCCCACTGCTGAAGCTAATTGGAGATGTAGAGGGTTTCATGGGTAAGGTTAAGGATAGAATGGTCAAACTTACAGGTGAAGGTGCGGATGCCCAGTATCTGACGTGGAACCAAGTTCCGGATACGGTACGTTTTGAAGCAGAAACACTCACTAATATGGCTTATGATATGTCAAACACTCCAAGAATATCCTTTGAGACGTTGAAGGGGGTAGGCAAAGCATCAGGAACCGCTTTCCGCTTTATGTTCATGGGTGCACATATGGCGGTAGAAAATCACGGTGAGGTTATCGGTGAGTTCTTGCAGCGGAGAGTAAATTTCATTGTTTCCGCTTTAGGCTCTATCAATCCAACCGAGTTTAGCAAGGCATCGCAGACCATTGACATAGAAACAGAACTGGTTCCATATATGATTGATGATTTGAATGATAAGGTGACTACTGCCGTTTCCGCTGTCAGTGGTGGCATCTGGTCAACGCGTGAGGGAATCATGTTTGCCGGAAATGCTGATAGGGTAGAAGAGGAACTTGCAGAAATCAAGGAGGAACAAGGGGCAAAGAATAGTAATGCAGCGTTTCCTAACTTCAAGGGATAATTCATTACTTCATGTTTTTATAGTACTATTGAGCGGAGCTAATTTAGTTCCGCTTTTTTTATTGCTAAATTCTATATTATAGAATATATTTCTTGGAAAAATTTTATAATTCAAAATTAATTCATATTTTTGCATCAAATAAATGAGATATGAGAATTGTATCACATAAGAAATTGAAAGAGTTCTACGAAACGAAAGGCTATGAAGATTCACGCATAGCTTTAGAACGTTGGTATGATATAGCGGAAAAAGCTGAATGGAAGAACCTATCAGACATTAAAGTAGATTTTCCTGCTGCTGATTATGTAGGCAACCAGCACTATGTATTCAATATTAGAGGTAACAATTATCGACTGATAGTAGTTGTAAAGTTTACAATGGGCTATATTTTTATTCGGAAAGTGTGTACCCATAAAGAATATGATAAAATAGATTGTTCAACCATTTAAGATACAGGATATGAATAAAGTTAGTAAAGAACAATATGAATTTGCTTTGGCAAGAGTAGAGGAACTTCTGCCATTGGTTGATGATAATACCCCTGCAAACGATAAAAATGCGGTGGAGCTTACAGTTATGTCCGATATTGTGATAGCATACGAAAAAGAACATTATCCGATAGAAAAACCGACTGTTGCGGAATTGATAGAGCTATCTCTTGAAGAGAAAGGGATGAGTCAAAAGCAACTTGCTGGTGAGATTGGAATAAGTCCATCGCGTGTGAATGACTATATTTCTGGACGTTCGGAACCGACCCTCAAAATTGCGAGGTTGCTATGTCGAGTGTTGAATATACCTCCAGCCGCGATGTTGGGTTTCTGATTAGTTCATAAGAAGAATATTTAGGCGTGATTCATTCGGTTTCACGCCTTTTTTATACCATTTTACGACAATCGTTTCATTGTCGTGTATCACCTATCTGATAATTTCTCACATAGCTTATTAATGCCGAAATTTACCGTAGAAATTTATAAATCAAATTCATACGGTATGACAATCTTAGAACAAATCTTAGCAGGCCTTCAAACCAAGTTTTCTGGGGTGGATGCTGCTATTCTTGCCCGAATTGCCACTAAAAAGGCAGAGGGTGTAACGGACGCAGGCCAAGTACCTACCATTGTGGAGGGAATTAGCTTTTCGGACGTGCTAACAAATTATGGTGATTTCCGTGCCGGGGATGCTTCTTTCAAGTCAGTTCAGAACTACGAGAAGAAGCATAACCTTAAAGACGGTAAGCCAGTCGAGACTACCACTACTACCACAACCACCAAAGCGGAAGACAAGCCGGATGATATGGCTACCATCATTGCCAATGCAGTGAGTGCAGCCGTTAAACCGCTTTCTGACAAGCTCGCTCAGTTTGAAACGGAAAAGTCGCAAGCAACCCGGCAGGAGCAGATTATGGCAAAGGCAAAGGAGTATGGTATTCCCGAAAACTACGCCAAACGATGCGCCATTAAGGACGATGAGGACTTGGACGCATACTTCAAGGACTTGAAGCAGGAGTTTGCGAATGACGGCTTTAAGGGTGTAGTTCCTCCAGATACAGCAAAAAAAGAACTGGAGAATGAAACTCAGGCGTTTGCGAAAATGATTGCAGACGACACTAAAGAAATTGTAGAACAACAAAAACAGTGATTTTATGGCAGCAGGATTTAAGTATAATCTTGAACCGGAAGTTGAGCAGGAAGAACGCTACGACGTAGAAACCGGACGCAGACGCAGAGGTCCGTATAAGTTGGACACAACCAACCTCGTTGTCGGCTCGTACTTGCCCTCATTCACACCGATTGCAGCTGACTTGGTGAAGAAAACATCCCAAGTGGCTATCCGTGTGGAAGTATATGAGAAGTTTACGACAGGCTCCAATACCACATTGAAAATCAAGAAACGTTCTTTGGCTTACAAAGGTATGCACTTGGGTAACGGTGCGCATGGAGCGACAATCAACGCTATTGACAAGGCTGACAAAGCTTTTGATAAGCTGACGTTAGCGGCAGACTTTGGAGAAAATCTAGAAGCTGGAACAGTTCTTTACGAAGCGACAGCCGCAGACGGTACAACGCCCAAAGTTATCGCAAATTCAGCTCTGTATGAAAGGAAGCAGGTAGAGGATGGCATAGTATTGGTTTCCCTTTTGATGCGTGCGTTTGAAATCGAACCGACCAAGCTGGTAATGCCTTTCGCAGATATTGACAAGGCGAATATGCCGCACTTCCAGTTTAATGCTCAGGATGTCAAACAAGAAAAAGACACTGTATCAATTCCTAAGGCTTCTTCCAGTCGGGACGGATTGATGAGCAAGGAAGATAAAGCCAAATTGGATGGGGTTGCAGCACAAGCTAACAAGTATATTTTAACAGCAGCTACGACTTCTGCTCTTGGAGGTGTAAAGCAGGCAGCCAAAGTGAATGATGCATCTGGTACGGTGTCGGTAGAAAACTTTAACGGATTATTGACAGCGTTGAAAAACGCAGGTATAATGGCAAAATAAAGAAAGGAGGACTAATATATGATGCTAACTATTCATACATTGTTTAATGACCCGAACATTGTAAATGCAGTGATTCAGCGTGTCCTCAAGACAAGAAAGGACACAATTTATTGGCAGCAGTATTTGGGCTTCCGTAGGACTACTACTCGTGTATTTAAAGACTACATCGGTCAGGTTACTGGCGTGATGGCTGGTTCCATCAACTCCCGTTATGGCGAAAAGCCTATCCGTGAACGCAGGAATATCGGTTCCGGATATGGTGAGATTGCCTATTTGGGTGACCGCTATCAAATCTCAATCGACCGTTTGTCTGACTTGCAGGACTTGATAGATAAGTATAATGCCGCCAAACCGGAAGACCAGAAAGCAGCCATGCGTGACATCGTGGACTTCATCTATGACGATTACCGTCAGGTATTGCTGGCACCGCACAAGCGTATGGACATTATCGTAGGCTCTCTGTTGATGACTGGAGCAGCAAGCGTGAAGAACAAGGACGACAATGCCGGAGGAATTGACTTATTGAACATCGACTTGCCGTTCAAGTTTATCAAGCCGGACACAGAGGATAAAAACTATTTCGTCACTTACTTGCAGCAGAAACTGAATGAGCTGAAATCTATTTACGGCACATTCCCCAAGATGATTATGAGCCGTGGCACATTCGTCAAGAACATCATCGGTTCAAGCGAGTTCGGTGATAAGTTCAAGATGCAGCTTACAGGCAACGAGATGTATATGTCCACCGGGATTATCACTTCGCAACTGGCTTCTGCTATTTTTACGGGTATCGGACTTCCGGCTATTGAAATCAAGGAAGATTATGTGGTAGACCAAACAGGTAAGAATATCCCCATTTATGCAGATGGTCGTATTTCCCTGCTTCCGCAGGATAAAATCGGTTATATGCGCTTCCACACTCCTTATGAAGCTGTGGATGGTGTACCGGGACGTAATTACACTCAGGCAGATGGCGATATGCTGATTTCAGGTTACAAGGACGGCAATGGTCGCTATCTGGAATACACAGCCGAATGGATTCCGCAGATTGCGAACCCGAACCTGATTGTGAACTTCGATTTGAGTGAGATGAACGCATGACAGTAAACGATTATATATTACAGAAGTTTCAGACCTTCGGCGTTAACTTGTCGGAGGCTGACCTTTTCGATATATGTCTGAACGCAAAGATAAGCGGAGGGGGTGAGATGAACGAGGATTGCCAAACACGGGTGTCGGTGGCAATTGCGAAGTTCATCCCCTCTCTATTGCTTCGTGCCACTTCCATCAGCGAAAGCGGTTTTTCTATGTCTTGGAACATTCAAGGCATTAAGGATTACTATTCATTTCTGTGCAAGCGGTACGGTTTGAAAGACGAACTGGGTAACAAACCTAAAGTGACTTTCTTATGATATTCGCTCCACACATATTGCAGGTAAAAGTTATCACCCCAATGGATAAGGATGAGTTTGGCAGACCTATTCCCGGAACAGGTGGTGAAAGCTGGCAGGAGGTGTGCAAATGCCGTTGTGATGATAACACTACCAAAGAGTTTTCATCTGATAACGGCTCTGTGTATCGTCCGAATTATCATGTGGTATGCGAGAAGAGAATTACTGTCAAGGCTGGTGATGAAGTACGTTGCATGGATGGTGATAGCGTAAGAGGTCAAGGCGAAGTTTATACAGTGAAGAGTACAAACTACTTTAACTACTCGGAATTATGGATGTAGATTTCGATTTCTCAGATGTCGACTCCTTTTTCGATGAAGGAGAATGGGAGGTCGAAAAGAAGATGATTGATGTAGGCGATGAAGCCGTGAAGTACGCGGAGGAACATGGCGATTATCAAGACCACACACTCACTTTGAGAACGTCCAATGATTACGATGTCAATAAAGACGGTTTGACATTGAAAAACGAAGCGGAATACGCATCATTCGTAGAATCTAAAGGGTATGATGTTTTGAGTAGTGCTGCTTTATTTGCGGAGAAACGATTAAAAGAAGAATTTGAAAAATGAAAAAGTACATTGGAACAAAACAGATTGAAGCAGAACCTATGACATTGGGTGAAGCTTGCAGTAAAGGCTTGGTAAAAAGTGAAATAGAAGAGAATGAGTCTTATAAACTAGGATATCACACTCGTACTGAATATGGCTATGAAAGTTGGTCACCCAAAGAACTGTTTGAAGAATCATATCGAGAAGTCAAGAAAGAAACTCCTATCTGTTTCGGTGATGCTATCGAAGTGTTAAAACAAGGTGGGGCTGTTCGTAGAAGTGGTTGGAACGGTAAAGGTTTGATGGTATTCAAACAAGTGCCAGCTCATATCGAAAGCGACATCATCCCTAAGATGCAATCGCTTCCCCAATCGGCAAAAGACCTTATTCTGAAAGGTAAGGGATTTATTGACTATACAAGCCAGTGTCTTATCTACAACGAGAATACCGGACGTGCTGATTCATGGGTTCCGTCTATCAGTGATGTGTTTGCCGAAGATTGGGAGATTGTGAAATGATAGTAACCACCGACATAGGAAACATCCTCTACCGGGATTGCAAGGCTTTCGGGATAGGTATAGTGCCAGCAGGAGAAACACTGACGGGTGAATTGACCTCTGAAAGAATCGTTATCTACACGAAGAAACAACAGCCGGGAAAGTATTGGAAGAAAGCTTTCGCAGAAGTGAATCTATGTGTACCCAATTTAAGCGAGAATGAAGCGAACACAATCCGGCTTAACGAACTTGAAAGAAAGGCTGGCAAGCTGCTTGATGATGTAGTAAGCACCTATGACGGTACAACCTATCGTTACTCTATCGAATCAATTGGCACGGAAGCGGATACAGCTTTGAAATGCCATTACGTGAATGTGAGAATTTTATTTGAAGTAATAAATGTAAAACTATAAGATTATGATTTCAGCAGTAGGAATAAAAAGAATCTTGTTTGCCGATATTGATAAGGTAACGGCAGACATTACCCCCGAAATCGCAAAGGCTTTGATTCAAGCCGCTATCAAAGCCAAAGATGAGGTTTTGAATGTACACGGGGAAACGTGGCAGATTGAGGAAACGGAAGCCTCTGTCACCGGGTACAAGAACCAATTAACGGGAAAGAATTACCGTTACGATGATGTGCCGGGAGAAGTATCGCCCGCTTTCTCTATCGGACAATATGACTGGAAGACCAAGAAAGCGTTCATGGGTGGCGATGTTATTCAGGCAACATCTAAAGATGTAGGTTGGAAGCGTGCTTTGGATAAAGTTATTATCAACAAAGCATTGTTCTGTCTGACCGATGATGATGTCTGGTTCATCTTCCCAAAATGCCGTATTGTTTCCCGTGAAGCCAATACGGATAAGGCAATTGCAATCGCTGTAAAAGGCTTGGTGCAGGAACCGGGAATCGAAGGTGTTTCTTCTGAGTATAACTATGAAGAAGGGCAGATTAAAGCTTTGCAGGCATGAACTACAGTAACCATTGTACCTACTCCTTCCGATGCGACCGTAAAGCTGGACGGTGCAACGGTCAAGTCAAAGCAGGTGAATGCTGGGGCTACCGTTCACTATGAAGTGTCGAAAGTGGGGTACGTCACTCAGTCAGGAGATATTAAAACCACTCCTTCTGAAGTTGATACCACTCTTAAAAAAGAGATAACATTGGTAAAAGCACAAGAGTGATAACCGGGGGATGGATATATACCATTCCCCCTTTTAGTTTAAGAATATGAATCAAGCAGCAAAAACGGTTTCTGATGCTTTGTTAGGGCTGGATTTCATGAATGTGGAGATAGGAGGGATGGTTTATACCATTAAACCTCCTACAATTAAAATTATCTGTCGTGCCATTCATCATTTTTCCAATATCGGCATGACTGGAGATAATGTCATGGAAGCTATTAAAGAGCTTCCTGAAGCTACTGAAGATATGCTGAAAGGTATTTCATGCTTCATCTGCGGGAATGATAGTTTGGTCAAAGAATTGGAGAACGGCACTTTTGAAGAAGTCAAAGATGCCTTGGAAGTCTGTTTCTCTATGATGGATATTTCGGCTTTTCAGTGTGTCAGCTCGATGAGGAACGTGTCGATGCTGGCAGCAAGACCGAAACAGTAGGAAACACAACGTTCTTCGGGCAGATAGCCCATTTGATTGACACGCTTCATTTGAGTTATACAGAAGTGTTTGAGGTTATCCCTTATCGGAATTTGCTGATGATGCAACGGGATAAATTACACGCAGTATATGGTGGTCAAAAAGTGAATAGAATCAGTGGTAAGGAATTGGCTAATCGTAGGAAAAAGAAATAGATATGGCGAAATTATATTTTAAGGTAGGTAGTGACTGGGAAGAAGTTGTAAGGCTCCGTAATGAAATTGTGAAGTTAAAACAAGAGTTAATGAGCATGGATGGCACGCAGTCTCCTGCTGCTTTCAAGGCTTTGAATGCCCAACTTGCTGCATCCAACCAAAGATTGGATGAGTTGGTGACTAATGCAGCCAAAGCTGGAGCGGAGATGGAAACGGGATTCAAAAGGAAAATCTTCGATGCTTCCCAGGCCGTGAATGGATTCACAGAGAAGATTCTTGCTCAAAAAGCGGTAGTTAAGGATATTGAAGCGGATGTAAAACGACTTGGGGATGCTTATCGTATAGCATTGAAAAGGAATCCGTTATCAGCAAATAGCAAGTTAGAAGAATACAATGCTGCCCGCAAAGCTCTTGATGAAGAAAAGGCAGCTTTATTTGGATTAACCCAACAACAAGCCGAAGCGCGTCTTTCCGTAAAGAAACTTCGGGATGAATACGCCCTTTACAATGATAATGCTAAGGAAATCGTAGAGAGTAACAACGGTATCGCTATTTCTTGGAAGAAAGCATTGGCGGTTATTGGTGGTGCTGGAGTATTAAAGGCATTAGGTTCTGAAATGATTCGTGTTCGTGGAGAATTTCAATCCATGCAGACCGCTATTGAGACTATGGTTGGAAAGGATATGGCAGGACAACTGATTCCGCAAATCAAGGAGCTGGCTAAGATTTCTCCACTTACTATGTCAGATATGGTTGGAGCAGAAAAGATGATGCTTGGATTTAACATACAAGCAGAAGACACTATCAAATACTTGAAAGCCATTAGTGATATTTCTATGGGGGAATCCAGTAAGTTCAATTCGCTAACTTTGGCATTTTCACAGATGTCAGCAGCGGGTAAACTTATGGGGCAGGATTTGAATCAAATGATAAACGCTGGATTCAACCCGTTACAGATTATCTCCGAAAAGACCGGAAAATCTATCGCAACTTTGAAAGATGAAATGTCCAAAGGTGCTGTTTCCGCTGAAATGGTTCAACAGGCATTCATTGATGCAACTTCCGCAGGTGGTAAGTTCTATAATATGTCTGAGAATGCCTCAAAGACTATCAATGGTCAGTTGTCTATGATGCAGGATGCTTTGGATTCCGTGTTTAACGAATTGGGAACAAAGTCGGAAAGTGTTATCATGGACGGTATTCAAATGACAACTTCGTTGATTCAGAATTATGAAACAGTAGGTAAGATCTTGGCTGGATTAGTGGTTACTTATGGTACATACCGGACCGCAGTGATGCTTGTTACTGCTGCCGAAAGTAAACATACTCTTGTGGAGATTGGACTTACCAATGCCCGTTTATTGGCACGAAAAGCGCAGTTAGCTTTAAACGCTGCAATGCTTACCAATCCTTATGTGTTGTTGGCTACTGCTGTAGTAGGACTTGGAGTTGCAATGTTGGCTTTCCGCGATTCGGCAACAGAAGCAGAAAAGGCACAGAGAAGGTTTAATGAACAGCAAGAAGAAGCTAAAAAGCAAGAAGAAGAACACAAACAGAAGATTGATTCCCTCGTACAAAGTTCTCGTGATATAGCGTTGTCGGATTTACAAAGAGGTCGAAGTTTAGCGGAGTTAAGAAAAGAATACCCTAAGATATTCGCTCAATATGACATCGAAACCATTAAGTTGGCTGATATACTTAAACTAAAGCAACAGATAACGGAAGAAGATGCGAAACGTGCCGGAGAAAAGCAAACCAAGGAACTTTCTAACATTGAATCTGAAATCAAATATTACGAGAATCTGCTGAAAACTCTTTCCGGTCAGCAAGGCGTTGATGGATATGTGAAGAAACTAAAAGAATTGCGTGCTATGCGTGATGTCATGCTGCAAGAAAAAGGCAAAGGCATCTCCGAACAGTTCATTTCCAATCTTAAAGATGTTAATACTAATGAGTTTGACCGCTACATCTCTGAGTTGGAGAAGCGTATCAGAGGAAAGGGGGAAAATGGAACTGTGAAACTTCGTTTGCCTATTGATATTAAGGGTACTTTGTCTGATGAAGCAATCTATAATGTGAAAGACATAAAAACACTTATAGATACAGCAAAATCAGTCAAGCAAACCCGAATTGATTCAGAGAAGAATAAAACTACCTACAAGCAGGATTATGAGAAAGCGAAGAAAGACTGGGATGATGCTAAG